AACTGTCCCACTAGCGCCTCAGCCTGAGCGGATTTACCGCTGAAAACCTCGAAAGCGACTGATGCGGCGATAAGAGCCCAGCCAACCGGGCCAAGGCTCGCCATCATCCCTTTAGCAGCGGCCCCAATGGCACGGAATGCCCCAACAACACCAACGCCCATAACGCGGGCAGCAGCCACAAGCGCACCCATCTGCGTTCGAGCCGCGATCATCGCCTCTTTGATTGTGATAGTGAAAGAAATTGCACTAGCGCGTGCGCTGGCAAAGGCCGCCACAATGCGTACCCTGAATCCGACAATGGCAACATTTGCTGCCGCTAACGCCTGGACAAGTGATGCGCCGATCGCAGTTCGCAAAAGTAGCAGCGCCCCAACAGCGAGTTTCACAACTTGCGGAAGCGAAGCCAGCCACTCAACCATCGGAGTAATAAACTTCAAGAAACTAGCGATGCCGTCCAACAGATTTTCTAAAGCAGGAACCAACAACGCCAGCAAAGATTTTGCAAACTGACTCGTCACATCAGACAAAGCCAACATGATCGGAACACCCGTTTGCACGATCTCATTGACCTTCTCAAACATCTCCCCAGACTTCACCAACTCAGTGAAGTAATGAATCATGTCGACAGCAGGCTCAGTAACCTGAACCATCGCGTCAGTGAGACTTTGCAAAGTGCCCGAAAGAGACCCGCCCTCACGCACCGAATAACTAAACGCCTTGACCAAATCGTAAGTCGCTTTGATGATCGGCCCGAAAGCCTCAGTCATCACGCCGCCAACTTCTACCTTGATGTCATTGAACAAACGCGGGAACGAGCGCAGCACCTTACCGGCAGAGTTCATCGCCGCCTCATAGGTGCCAGCAACTTTAGTGCCTTCGCTCAAGATCAAGTTCACGACGGCTTGCTGTTTCTGCGTACTGGTCAATGCCGATTCGCTGACATCCAACGATGCAGCCAACTCCTGATACGCCTCACCGGCCGTACGCGAAATACCCGCACTCTTCAACAACTCAGACTGGCCCGTAATGATGGCGCGCGTCAACAGCATCGTAGTTTCGGTGGAGTTCTTGCCACCGATGACAGCGAGATCCTGCGCTACGCGAGCAACTTTCGACGCCGCAGCCATGTCCAACTGATTCTGCGCGAACTCAATAGCGATCTGCTGAGCAGCACCAATCTCAATACCGTTATCACGGATCGCTTTCGTGGCTTCCTTGATTGCCTCATAGCCGATACCCGTGGACTCACCGATCGCCGTCATGGCGATGTCCAACTCTTCAACACGAGCCGCCGCGTGCATCGACTCCATAGCGAAGCCCTTGACCGCGCCAAAAGCGCCCTTGATCAAATCAACGGCACCCACACCAAACGCGGTCGCCATCGCGCCCTTGAGCAGCGTGAACCCGTCGCTCGCCCGCTCCGCCTGCTGTGACGCAGCCTGAACCTGCTGCCCAACACTTTGCGCCGCCCGCTGGGCGTCCTGCATCCCCCGAACAAAGTTATTAGTGTCGGCTGTGAACCGGGCTTCGACATTAGCGACAGTAGCCACGAACCGACCTCCTACCTATTGCGTTTCATGGCCTGCTCATGCTCCCAGTTACGGAGCCGCCACAAAGCCATCCATTCGTTGATCTCCTGGCTAGAGATGGGCCGGTGGGCCGGGGAGCCATCAAGCAACTCCCCGACCGTCCGGCCTAACTTCTCCGCCAACTCGAACAGGAAGCGACGTTCAGGATTCTTCAGGAAATCGAGCGCCTGCGTCGTCCTGAGACTGCTCGCCTTCCATCGCCGACAAACGAAGGCCAACCTTCGCCAGACGGTCAATCGCCTGTGCCGACTTCTCCATCAACGCCGTCAGATCATTTGCGCTGAACACGCGCTCACCCGTCTCCGGGTCGAACGTCGTAGCAAGAACGGTCTCGCCATACAGCAGACCGGCCTTCACCTCACCGTCGACCGTCACACGCTCAAAAATGCCAGCACGGTCAGCACCGGACATTCCCCTGACCTCAAGGGTGACGCCCCACTCGGGGACTTCCACCATCTCGGTTGAGATATCGGACGACTGAAGAATCTTGTCACGCAAGGACACTGCGGTCACTTCCTTTCGAGGGGCCACTAGGGCACGTCATTGGGTTATTTAGTTGTGATCTTACGAGGTGGCGCGGGTGACCGAGCCGGTGATCTGGAACGACGCCGAGAACGAAGTCACGTCGCCAACGCCACCGGAAACCTCGTAGGAGGTGAGGTAGCACTCACCCTGGTAGCCAGGGTTGGAGGCGCTGATGCTGCCGCCGCCGGGAACGTAGTCGAACGAAACCGAAGCCTCCTGACCCAGAATGCCCGAAAGCACCGAGTCAACAGTGGAAGCGCCATCGGCGTCGAACTTGCCCGACACGCTCATCGTCGCATCGGACAGGCCGATGATGTAGGTCTTCGAGCCGTTGCCGAAGGTGGTCGTCTCGGCAGTCTCAATGTCACGGGACAGGGAGACCTCTTCGCAGTACGCGGAGATGTCAACCGGGGTTCCCGCTGAGTTGTCAATGCTGAACTTGCTGTTCTTGCCATGAATGAACGCCACGAGGGGACTCCTTTACTTGCGGGCGAACGCCATTGTGTAGGTGACCGACCCGGAGGAGCCTCCGGGGGCATGAGAGGCACGGACGTATTGGTTGACCGTGCCAGTTACCTCGACCCGTTCAGAGGTCGTGGTAGCAGTGGAGACCGCCGTGAACGTAATCAAGTCCGCGTAGGTCACATCGTCGGACGAGTGCTGCACCTTGAACGTGCTCGCCCCGTCGCGGGTATTAGCGGTGATGTGCAGGTAGCCGACTCCACCGTTGGAGGAAGAAGCCGAGTTATCCTGAGCCGCGCCTGTAGCGGTCGAGGTGACGGCAGTGCCAGCACCGAGGAGAACGCCTCGGTCAATGCCACCGTCAGCCTGAATCGACAGGGATGTGGAGACGACATCGCCGACCGGACTAGACACCTCGTATGAGGTCTTCCGGGTGGCGCAGGACAGTGAGGTGTTACCGATCGTCAGACCCTCGGGGGCGATCGTCGAGTTCCCGGCAGCGGTAGCGCCGAGAGACGCAGCGATCAGGTCATCAACCGCGTCAGCCGCACCGTCGAACATGCCGGACAGCGACATGGTGCCGTCCTTGAGTCCCACGATGTAGGTCTTCGCCGAGTTACCGAAGGTTGTGGTCTCGGCCGTTTCAACGTCACGGGATGCGGACGCCTCGTTGAAGTATGAGGTCAGATCCGCCGCGTCGATGAGGACGCCCGTGTTCTTGCCATGCTTGAACGCCATTACTCGTCATCCTCCTCGACGATGGGCTCCACTGCGGCCACAGTCGGCTTCGGGGTGGGCGACGGCTTGCTGGGGGTTGACTTGCCTGCGGGCTCGATGTAGCCCTGCTCGGTCAACCACTTGATGCTCTTACCGGGCAGGTCTTCGACCGTATCTCCCGGCTCTGCTCGACGGTCGGGCGGATAGTTGAGCCCGACGAGGACTCTGTAAGCGGCCAACCCCTGTCACCTCCTGACGGCGCGCGTGACCCCGCACCGTCAAGGCCACACGGGGCACGTCCCACAGACGGACAGGGGCCACAAATGGGCACGAATACTGCTAGGCACCAGTCTACGGGTAGATAGAACAAACCCCCGACTTCCGGGGGAAGAAGCCGAGGGTTTGCGTTCAGGGGCTAGTAGCAGAGGTCGGCGGTGCAGTGTGCGCGACCGTATCCGCAGCGGCAGTTGAAGTGAGGGACGTACTCGTTGGTGATGCACTCGGGGCAGCCATCTTGAGTCGGGTAGCGAATCTCTGGCGTGTACGGTTCGGCGCTGACGATGATGGTGCGGGGTTGCGTCTCCAAGCGGCGCAGACCCTCTTCGGTGACGACGGTGGTGCTGGTAGGCAGCGTGCCGTAAATGAACTGAACCTTGTAGGTGGTGTTCATGTGTTCTCCCTTCTCACACCCCCATCGTATCGTACGGGGGTTTAGTAGTCTCGTTTGGGGTGCTTCGACTTCCGCCTGTACACCTTCCCCGACGGGATCGGGGAGGCCGCCGACGATCGGC